GGGGCGGGGAATTGTAAAAAAGAGAAAGAAAGGGAAAGGGAAAAAAAAAAAATAAAAGGGGAAACTATATTTTCCACAGGAGCAAATAGACAAACACCAAAGAGGTGTTTTAGCCCCTGCCCTTCGTAACAAAAACCCCCAAAAAAAAACCCCGCCAATATCGGCGGGCTTTTTCTATTCAAACATTGGCTTAATCTGCAGCGCGTTTATTCGCGCTATCTCTAAGCCTGTTTTAAAATCACGGTTCTTAAAGTACAGCGACTCAACTTGCGGGAACTGGTTGCGCAGCTCTTGGTTCAATGTCGAAAAGCTAAACAAATCATTTGGCCAGGTTTTCATTGAATCCGGATACGCTTTGTTTTCACGAAACACACAGCGAATGTACTGCTCAAGGTGGCTTTTTAACGACGCTTGCTGCTCTGGCGTCAAGTTTGGAACGGGTAGCCACTCACATTCAATATCGACGTCCTTTTCCGGTAACTCCATGACGAGCATGTCGTCACCAAGGCCGTGATAACCATCTCCTCTCACCACTTGATTGATTTTATCGATAAACGGTTTAGCTGGCGTTCCTGAGTCCAGGAGTAAATACGCATTCGCGGTGCCTGGCCCGCGAGGGCCATTTCGCTTAATGTAAATTTGGTCGGGTTTGACGCCGCCAAACTCTGACATGATCAATTTGTATTTATCATCGATATAGAACCCTGACACCGCCGTAAATTGCGCTCTGTAACGCGCTCTGGCGTCTTCATTGCTCTCTATGTCAGCACCAGGCAGTGATAACCAATCGTCAGGGTTATACACCCGTTTTAGACCCGCTATCGGCGCCTGTGGGATTTGGTAATAGCCACCGGATAAGTTGTATTCACTTCCTGCCTCGGCTGCGACCACCGCCACTTTCACTTCCATTACCCCTGCGGGCAGAATGGTTTGCTCTGGTATCACTAACTGGTAAATTTTTCCGTTAATACGGTCGGTACTAATCGTAAAATTAGCCGGCAATAAAATCTCTGGCGCACCGGCTAAACGTTCGAATATCACATAACCTTGTGCCGCGTTCGGTTGCTTGCGTTTCAAGTCCACCGAATCTAACCACAAATCCAACCACTTTCCGGTGGCGTGCATCACGAACGACTGCGGAAACACCGTTTTGATCAATAACTGGATAAGGTACAGATACGGCTTAGTAATGAGCGTTTTAATGAGGCGCCAGAACGGGGAGTACGTCGAATTGTTGTTAATCATCGAGCCTTGCTCTACGACTTCCTTTTCAAACTCCGCCTGTATTTCTGCCTCTGAAACCGGAATACCACTGTTTTTTAAGACCTGTTCAAACTCTTGTGACGCTTTTAAATCCATAGCGTGACATCTCCAAATTCATACGATGACACCGACAAAATGCGCTGCTTTTCGCCGTGTTCAATTTTTCCCGAACCAGGAATAATACGCTCGTCACTTTCTGCCAGCAGTATCAGCTGGCGCTCAACGTCCGAAATAATCGTTTCGCTGCGCTCTGCGACGAGCTCTTTTGCCAAACCACTTTCTAAAATCATGTGCGTAATATCTTGCGCGATACAAGCCGAGTCCGTGGTAAGGATGGGATTGCGCCCAGCATCGAGCACCAAATCCCCGTTCATGATCAGTAAATCAACAAAGACCGCCATTAACCTGCCACCATTGCCATGTACGCATTCACTTCCGCCATCGATGGCGCATTTTGAGTGTTGATATTCAATGCCCCGATGGTGGTTTGTGACGACGTTGAACGGTTGTTTTGTGTCGATTGGTACAAGTATTGCTGCGGTATCATACGCGGCTCATTGCTGCCATTATCGGCCCGTCGAGACTCAATGCCCGTCTCCAACACTTTCGCCTGGGCGTCGATTTCGGTCGATAAATCCGACGCAAAAAAGCCCGTGACCTTGTCCCACACTTCGGTCATGAACGCGCCAATCTTCGACAAGTACCCCATGAACTTATCCAGAACTTTTTTCAGTCCTTCAAACCACGCGGTATTGCTAAAAGAGGCCACCAAATCATCCCATTTAAGAACAAGAGCCGTAATGCCCGCACCAATACCGACAATCAGCAATGGCACCCAACCAATCGCGGCAATAAACGCCGCTGCAGCGCTCCACAACATCGGCACTAAACTGACTAACCCCATACGAATGGCCGTTAATGCAGCTCCGGTTTTCGCCAGTGCGCCCATCGCCAACGTTTTCATAAAGGCCATACCCGCTAATGTCGCCGCCCTCATTGATGTCATCATCGATAACACACCGAGTCTGGCACTTAATAACGCGGGGCCCATTGCCATTAAACCGACACGAACTAAAGACAGCGCCGCGCCCATCTTGGCTAACGCACCAAAAAAGATCGCCTTTCTAAATATCCACACGGTTGCGGCTGCTCGTACGAACGACCCCGCCACTGAAATCGTATTGACTGCGGCTAATCGTAGCTGTGAGACAACAAGCGCTCGGTTTGCAAAGATAAGCCCCCACAGCGACTTACCAAGACCAAACACCCCTTTCATCAGTGTTTTTATTCCCGTAATTGCCATGAGGCTCGAAAAGCCGATGCGGGTGATAATGGCTAATCCTTTCACCAAGGGCACCAAAGCCATAGCCGCACCTAGCGAGACAAATCCAATCGTAAGATAACCAATAGCCTTGGTGATATTAGGGAACATCACCATCCATGATTGCAACGTATTCATGCCCCTGACCAGAGACACCACAAACGGCTTGAGAATACCATCAATGACCTGACCAAAAATGGTCCGAATATTCGTTCCTGTTTCTCGCAGCCGATCCCAATGGTCTGTGGTATCTCTTGCCATTTTTGAGGCTTCTTGCATATTAGAAATTTGACTGAGCGTCCGAATGTTTTCTGTTAGCGCATCGGTTTTATCCCATAACGAATAAATCGTTTTTGCTGCTTCTGAACCAAACGCTGAACCAATCTCTCCTTGCTCTGCAAGGTTTAGACTCGAACCATAACGCGATTTCAGTTGCTTAATAATCTCGGTCATGCCGAGCGCTTTTCCATCTTCGCCAGCAAAGTTCATCTTCAACGTTTTTTGCGCATTAGGTAATGCTTCCATAAAACTGGCGTAAGCCGTCCCTGCCTCACTACCACTTAAATTTTGGCTCAACATGCCAAGCACCGAAAATTGCTCTGCAGCGCTGATATTTTGGTTTGATGCTAATGAGCCAAGCCCCTCAAAAGCGTCAGCCATTTTTTTACCATCGGTACGAAAGATTTTTACCGCCATCGCTGTTTGTCCTGCGATTTGCTCAACCCATTTCGCTTTGCCCATCTTATTGGCACTTTTTTCAAAAATGCCATACATCGCGCCCATGTAACTGGTGACCGTTTCAGTATCCGCCTTCGTCGCCTTGGCTAACACCGCCGAGGCATTGGTGAACCTAGCCAGCTCCTTTCCATTCAATCCAGCAATCGCAGACTGGATGTTGTACGCCGAACGCACAAACTCCGTGGCCGACTCGCCAAATTCACTCGCAAATTTCATCCCTGCAAATTGAACTCGGTTTAACGTGGCAGAATCACCGTTAACCAAGGAAGCCAACTCACCACGAGCCGCATTCATTTCTCGTGCTGGCCCCATAATCGATTGAATGGCCTGACCCGAAGCCCAGGAAGCTGCCGCACCTGTCCCCACAGATTGCCAGGCACTTTCTAATCCTCTTGCTTGTCGTTGTAAGCCACGAAGATTGGCGCCAATACTTTTATAACCAGCCTGTGTTTTATCTCTCAACCAAACCGTGTAAGAAAGTTGCTTATTCATTAAGTAGTCCTTTTATTTCCTCCGGTAATAACGGCCCTAACAGCGCCTTAGCGCATGGGTCTTGCCACAATCCGGTAATGGTTTTGGTTAAACTTGCCGACTCAATGGTGTTTTTCATTTGAGCCAATAGCGCACGCTCTTTCTCTTGTATGGATTGCAATTCATCAAGGAACGGCTGAGAAGAAGCACGAAACGATTCAAGCAGTGGCGTTAACACGGCCTCATCAATCGCGCCGGCTAAATACGCGTTCACTTTCTCAACTAGGCCATTTGCCAATGTGGTCACATCCTCAATGCTGCCATCGAGCGCCCCACTGATTGAGCCTGTTAACAAAGACAGCGAACCACAGCCCGAACTGCCATCCAGTCGTCCAGACTGACTGCTATAAACAATGTCGGTAAACACATCGTTCACACGGGTTTGCGTGGCTGATTGGGTTTGGACAAGCGACTGTTTCGCGCTCTCGATAGCGGCTTTCACTGCTGTAATTGTGTTTTCAGGAAATCCTGCAGGCAAAGGTGGAACGGCAATAGGTAACGTGCCCACTTTGGCGTGGGCACGTTCTAAAGCTGTAATGGAGGAGGAAAGATGATCAAGTGTTGGACTGTGTAAGCCGAGTCCCTTGCTTTTGATAATGTCGAAAATTTCAGCGTTCACGTTAACCCTCCGTTAACCTCCGTAGGCCGCTGCATAGCCTTTGTTTACCGCCACAGCCAATTGCTCTTTTTTGTATTCATCAAGCCAGAGCGCTTTGGCTAAACTCTCGATTGAGTCAGACTCATGCGGAAAGTAATGCGACCGCAAAATAAAAGCCTGACTCAATCCATTTTTTTTCAACTGAGCGACTGAGGCGTTAATTAGTCCAGTGTTGCTTTCACATCCGGTGCAACTTGAGGCAGCAATTCACCCACGATGTAATCCATCAAACCAGGTACTTTGAGCACTTCAATCAGCAGCGCTTTATCATCACTCACCACTGTGTGCATCAAAAAGTCTTTCGTTACCGCCGTTAACGTCGCTTTATTACCCTGCATCGCATTGATGTAGTTGTTGTAATCGGTCAACGACACATTAAAGCCCATACCCGCGTGTACCATCTGGCCATTAACAATCAATGGCACCGTTGCACTTTTCACACCTTGCAACGTTTTGATATACGCCATTGCTTGTTCTGATTTCATCGCTACTTCATTTTTCATTATTAAATTCTCGTATTGTGTTTTGCAGGCCGATGAGTTGTTCTCGCTGCAAATAAAATTGTTTGTAATTAGAAACCACGATGGGCAGCGCGAGATCGAGACGGTTTTGCTCTATGACCTTTTCAGGTATGACGTGCAACTTTTCCGGCTCAACCATCCACGCTTGCTCAACGTCAATCGGTGCCTTCTGCAGCACGATTGTGGAGGCGCATCCACTCAGTAAAATCGCACTGGTTATTGCGAGCAATTTGAGGCTTTGACACATACTCAATCACCTTTCGTTCTACTGGTATGAAATGCTTTTCAACTTTGGCAGCCTGATGCGCTGCCGCTTTTTTGATTTGAGTTAACTTTTGGTTTAATGCCTGGCGCTCACCATCAAACGCCACTTTCTGACTGTGCAAGGTTTGCTCGTATTGAGCGCGAGTGGCATGCACCCCCGCTCGATACGAAAACCACACCACGGCAGAGGCCGTTAGTAGCACAACCAAAAATTTGATTTTCATGCGCTTAACGGAAAGCGTAGGAAACCAAGGCATGAACTCACCAAGCGCTCACGCTCGCAAACTTCGTAGCCTTCACGCTCACCATCGTCGTTAGTGTTGCCTTCAATGGTGTAAATCTTGTCGCCTTCAACGCGCTTAACAAAACCACAGTGACCAGACTGACCTTTAAGCATCACAAACACATCACCTGGCTGAGGTGTGCTTTTCTGTTTGTCTTTGTTTCGATCCCACATCGTGGCCACATGCGCGGTAATAAACGGACTCAAACCCGCTTGAATTTGACACCACACTACAAACGCCGCGCACCAAGGCGCAGGAACCGTGATATTCGCCGCGCGCAGATATTCACGAACGCGCTCACCGTCATTTGAACCACGCGGAATTTCTTCTACACCAAGCTCTTTTTCAGCAATGGCTAATACAGTATTTTCTTGATTAGCATCACCGCCGCATGTACACGGACATGCTTTGATTTGTTCAATGAGCTGTTCAAGCAACTCTAATTTTTTACAACTACCCATTACGGTTTTCTCGCCCACAAGTCTTTTAATTCTTTTAACGCCGTTTTCGGATCGGATAAGTACGCTTTGGCAAACTTATCAATCAAGCTGGCAATGTCTCGGCTGATGTAGGTGGATACGCCAACAATGACCACCTGCACGTTGTCTTCAATGTTGGTGCCAAGCAATAGCTGATGGACACCAAACGCGATAAACAGCGATAGCACCACCCCTGAGATCACCGACTTCAACGAGTGGTTATCAGTGCGCATAAGACTGGCCATAATCGCAATGCAAATCATGAACAGCACACCGATACTCTCAACGAGACGAAACGCTAAGTTTTCCATTTACTGTCTCGCTAAATGTTTCACTTCCGCCGCAGACAGCACTGGCACACCATTGATTTTTATAAAATCACGACCAGTCACTTCAAAATCGAGTTTGTGGACAAGGCCGTCGCCCCCTTCCACTTGATCAATATCCAACAGGCTCGTTAAGTTGAGGTAACACTCAAACGCTTCGACTTTAAATTCAAGGTCGGGCGTTTTGACATAAAACATCACATCAAACGACGGCAACTGTCGCCATGAACCTGCTTTTTCAGCTTCTTTAGCCAATCGATTGAAGTTGAACGTGTTAAGCTCCACGGAGCCTTTCGCGCCGACACTGCCACGCAATCGTCCACTGGTGACACCACGACTCTTTGAGGCTTTCGAATTGTCCTCAATGTCTAAGGTGATTTTCTCCACCGTAATGTCCATTTCATCGAATGAGATATCGACGTCTAACCCAGAGATTTTTTCTCCTCGGCTCATGACTCACCCCCTTGTCGGCTTTTGTCTACACCGACGCCAATCGTAATGTCCTTTTGACTGCCTACCGGACACACCGTGATGTAGATTTGTGTTGCTTTGTCGTTCACCCAATTGATCTCTACTGAGGAATCTTTTGGCGCTTGAATTTCACCTGGGAACGGCACGTTGTTAATGACCACAGGCGCAGCCATGTCCAAAAGTGGCTTCATGTACAATTTTTTGTTTATCGCCACCGAACTTGGCGAACTGTTCAATGAACGGTCAGCAATCGTAGGGATCGCGATTTTGTACACGCGGCGACACGCTTTCAGCACAGGACGCAACACTTCAATGATTTTGTAATCGCCCGTTTCGCTGTCGAGGGTGTTACCGTCGCCCCAATACCAGCCTTCTTCGCCTGGGTAATCTTGCGGCGTGGAATAGCGCATTGAATCCAGTTCAGAAAGCAACTCGATAGGCATTTCTTTATTCGCCGAATCTTTCGGTAATACGCCCGTAATACCGAGTAACGGCCCCGTTTTGTAGCGCATCGGGCTATCGGCTATCGTGACGCTTCGATTACAAAGACGCCCCGCCAGAACGCCAATGTCCGCACCAAGCAGCGACGGCACAATCAGTACACGTTCAGCTTTAGCGCCAGTGATTAACTCTGAAGCTTTGGTTTTGTATTCGGCCCATGTTTGTGAACCAATCGGTGCTAGGCACATCATGCCAAACATGAAACGCGCCTGTTTCGCTTCGACCGATGCCAGCTTGTCGCGCATGGCATTGATATCTTCTTGGGCCGCGATAGGGTTTAACACCACCACACCTTCGAAAGATTGGATTTTGTTCGCCGCATCGAGCGCGGCTTTCCAATCGCCATTGGCCGCGATACCCACAAACGACGCTGTCCAGTTTTGCCCCGCATTTAACTGTGCCGCTTGCAGCACTTGAAGCGACCATTCTGGCTCACTGCTGGCCAGAACCACGGGCTCCGCTTGCTTGGCTTCTTCTGCCGCTTTTTTGGCTTTCGCCGTTTTGGGTGCGACGTCTTCAACCTCTTTCTGAACGGCTTTTGCCGACGGAGTAAAAAGCGCTTCTAAATCGGTTCGCGCACTTAATGCGGTCACCGTATTTTGCAGTGCCACAACGCTGGTTACCCCGATAAACACGAGACGTCTTTCGACTTCGTTAATGTCGCTCTGGTACTGGTTGAGACTCGACACAGAAACTTTGCCATGTGCCATCTATCTATACCTCTCTAGTGCTTGCAGCACTTCGTTAACTAAAATCCCTTGTGACTGCGATTCCGTCAGACCATGAAACGGTCTGGCTTCGTTTTCGATTTCCCATTGCTTTTTAAATGGCTTATCGGTCAACTCTCGAAAAATCGCCCACAACTGACCCTGCTTTAAATTTTCCATCACCCATTTGATGGATGGGCGTTTGCGACCTTTGCCGCGTTTCTTCTTGAGCGTAAACCCCGCATCAAGTAACACTCTCGCCATGCGACGTGTTGGCGGAAGTTGGTTTTTATTTGGGTTTTCGTATTTCTGCCGAACGCGCTTCACTCGCTCTGCAGTCCAACGCTCTGCAGGTGCACCATGTTGCTGCCTGTAGGCAATCGCACCTGAAACGTTGTTAGGCCAACCAATCTCAACGTGATTTGCTCCCGTTTTAACGCGAGCCTGGCGCATGATTTTGGTCAGCATCTTGCGACGTTTTCTTTTGTCTTTACGCGGAGCAAAGGCTTTGCCGTCTATCGTTTTTTGCGCTCGAATGTTTTTCTGTGACTGCTTTTTCACTGCGCGACCAATTCGACGCAATACCGTTTGCTCTTGCTGATACGTCAGTTTTAGCCGGCTAATCGTGCGCATCGCAGCATCGATGTCCGCTTGCTCAAATTCCCACTCCACACGTTTTTCCTATTACGGTTAATGTTTCCGCCGTCCACACGTCGAAGTCTTCACAAACCCACCACTGACCTTTAAAGAACACATCTCCGTCGTCGTTCTCTTGTGCCACTCTCATGTTGACGGGCTCTCGAAACTTGATCGTAATGGTCACATCACTGATGTTTTCGCCATCGTTGGAATACGCATCCGAGTCCACCTTTGGCTTACCAAGTTCCACGCTTTGCTTGCTTGGCACATTCTCATAGAGCCAACACATGGTTTGAGAAATCAGCACTTGCGCGCTTAACATTCGACTTGGGATTTGCTCAAACTCAAATTCGGCGGTGTAATCCATGTGCGCCACGGTCATGCCGTTACCGTCCAATTTGAACGACGGCGTCAATGTCACATCGAACAGCACCGCATCGAACTTATCGACGCCTGTCTTGCCGAGCTTTTTCGTTAGAAGTGCGAAATACACCTCGGCCAGTTGCTGCATGTACGATTTGCGAATAACGGGCTCGGTCATAGCATTGATACCGTCACCATACTGATGCCCATGATGTTTCGAATCGCTTGCTGTGATTGCGCCATCAAACGGTTGAAAGTCTCTTGCGATTCCTTCGCCACGTTCTCGGCTTCTTCACGACGGTCAAGCGTGGCGTAATGCGTTAACAGTGACGCTTTGGCGTGGTTGAATACCGCCATCTTGTAGTTCACAACCAGCATCGGTTCACCCGCCAATTTCGGACTGTTTTCCGCATGGCCATACTTGGCTTTACCGCGCATCGTCCAGGCGTTTAACTCGATATTAATGGCCCCCATTGAAAGAATGAGCGCATTACGAACGGCACCAGAGTCATACTCTGCGGGAAGACGCATGTTGATACGGAAATCTTCAATCGAAAGCGCTGGCCAAAAACCATCGTTTTCAATCACGTCACCCAATGCTGGCGTGTCTTGTGGTTTTTCAACTTGAAACATGTTTGATTCCGAAGGTAAGGGACAGAACACCGAACGCTGAATTACGCCCCTTGGCTCTCAATGTTCGGGTCTGCCCTTGGTTTGGTGCTAGAGTCGTTACGATTGTGAATCAGGTTCCAGCGGCATATTGAGTTTTAGCAATCGCTTATCAATATCGGTAAGCCGCGTACCCACACCCACAGATTCGTATAAATCTTGAGCCTTAACAAAAAGCGCTTTTGCTTGATACAAACGCTCTGGCTCTGAGACGTGTTTAATTTTTGTGGTCACCGCGCCTAATGCCATTAGGCCCGCTAACTTGTAATATCTGGCTTCTAAATCTTCGAAGGTGCGAGCGGCTTTCACTCGCTCCAACACATTCGAGAAATACGGCTCAACGCTGTGTTCCTGTTTGAATGAGCGCTCGGCCCAATCCAACACGGTATGGAACAACCAGGTCGGCAAGTCGCGTTTAATTCGCTCTGGCATCGCCAGATTTGCGTCCAAACATTCCAACGCGCAAGGGACAGCACGAGCGACATCATTAATGTCAAACAGCCAAATCATGAACTTCACTTTTAAATCGCCTGGCAAATCTTGACGCAACAGGTACGCTTCGTACTCTGCAAAGTGGCGTGTTTTATACGCTTCTTTATCGTCGATGCGTTTCAAGCCTTTTAAGGCGCGTTCGTGACTGTCCATTGACTGTCTCACTAAGTCCCACTCAGATTCTGAAACATGGGATTCTGGCATCGATGCGGCGTTTTCCGTCGATGCTTTTCGGCTCAATTCCAACGCTTCTAAGCGTTTTCGATTCGCTAATAATGGTGAACTCATACTGCCCCAATCCGTTACGCTGTAATGGTTAGTTTTGCGCGGCTTTCTTTACAGCCCACACCCAAACAATGCACTTCTACGGTGTACATTCCCGCGTCCAAATCCGCTGTGGATAGGGTTAGTGTGTTTGCGTTGTCACCCACTGGACGACCATTCAAGCGCCACTCGTATTTTGTGGTGTTTGATGCGGTCACGGTGAACTCGGCATCTGTGCCTTTCGCGACGGTTTTATCCGCCAGTGGCACCGTGATTTCCGGTTCTGGATCTTTACGTGGGCCAATCACCACGCTGCATTCATCAAAGGCCGCATAAGCCAATGGCTCTTCCACCATGTAGCCTTCCATGCGCCAGTACCATGACTCCAAACGACCTTTGTCGTCGTTGTCTTTCGCTTTGCGACGCTTGGTGCCACGTTGGGTGTAAATCGACAGGTTTTTAAGTGGTGTGAGCACCATGCGTCTGCCTGGGAAATACGGCACCACGTAAGCGGGACGACCCGCAATGGTTTTCGATAGCAATTGCGCTTCGTTCTTCTCTGATGGCTTGTCTGCACCGTCGTACAAACGGTATTGTGCCGCCGCCATGAGCTCACGACCGATGATAAACACCATGCCTGGCGCTTCGATAAATTCAGGCGCTAAATAAGCATTCGCTAAATCACTGCCCATCGCATCGAGCGTTTTATAGGTGTAAAGCTTGCCGCCATCCGCGCCCATCGTGCCATCTGGGTCAAAATATATTTCTGGATCGCCTTCATTGCCGCCAACCACTTGCTTGGGTGCAATACGGCGCATGCGAGCGTGCCAGCCCTCATTGACGTCTTGGCCAAGTGGGTATTTTTTCGGGTCGGTTTTCTTTGCCGCTGCTAGGCCATTCCAACCCACGCGCTGCATATCCGCCGCGATTTGTTTGTTCACGTAAGCCAGCAGTTTCTTTTCAAACTCTTTTTGCTTACCCGCGTTCGCCCATTCCGCCAGACGCATCCAAGAAATAAACACAACCGTGTCCGTTTCTTCTAAGCGGTATTCATAACCATCAACCGTTACGCCATTACCCGCAAAACGTGCGTCGATTTCGTCGGTACGACCCGTTGCGATATGATCTTCACCGACAGTGACGGCTTGACCCACAATCTGGTCGACTTCAATCACGTTAATGGATTGCAGAAAATCCGATTCAAACATGATGGCATCTTTCAGCTTGGTCTCTTTCGGGCCCGTGACTGAAAAATACACACCGTCACCCGTGACGTTGTAGGCTTGTTTTGTGCGTTCTAAAAAGCTAAATACGGCTTTTTCACACTCTGCACTTCGAAACTTTGACATGATGTTCCTTATAGATGACCGAGGCCATCTTCGTCTGAGCCTGGGTTTTCGTTACCAACTTTGGTAAAGACTTCCTGACCCGATAACTCGTTAATTTTTTGTTGCAGCGCTTGAAACTCTTGTTTCGTCACGTGCTCAGTTTCACCACCTTGTGGCGGCGTTTGGTTTGTTGGCGCTTCGATAGTGAAGCCCATCGCCTTGAGCGCTTCGACTTGCGCGTTCACTTCTTGATCCGTTGGCACTTTCTCAACGGTGTAACCTTGCGCTTTGAGCGCTTCAATCGTGGCGTCGTCAACGGTCACTTCCGGCTCTTGTGGGTTTTGCTTGGCAAACAATTGCGTTAAGTTTTCAACGCTGCTCGCTAAGTCATCCACTTTCTTTTCAAGACTCATATCGCCTTCTTTCTCTTTGTTTTTATCTGTTAATGAAAAAAGCTTGGTAAACCAACTGGGTGCTTCATCATCATTTGTTTGTTCGGAAAACGTCATGGCAGTTTGCACATAGTCCGAATACACTCGTTCACCTTCCGGCTTAGCTTTACAAGCAAACATCACACGGTCAGTGCCAGAGCTGGCTGGGTCGGATGTCACTGCTAGGCCATCCATGTACCACTTTCCGGACTCCAAGAAGTTTGGCGTTAGCTCTACCGACGTAAACAACACTTCTCTGCGTGAGAGTTGGATCAAGTTGTCATTCGGTTCAATTCGAGCGAGCAGTTGCACTTTGCCCTCTTCGCTTTGACCAAGTTTCAACGAATCCACCGCACCGTACGTGCCAGCCCATGTTTTTGGCCAGTGGTTGTAGTTAACCACCGAGGTAAACTTTTTCTTGCTGTAAGTTTGCGCCGCTTCTTCTAACCATTCCGGTTGAATGACTCGACCATCAACGGTATCGCCCGCCGTACAAACCACTAACCAATCACTTAATAACGGCATAATTTGCAGCCCCTTTTATCTTCTGGCTGAAAATGTAATGGCGGGGCGTTGATTTGAAAACGAGCAAAATTCGGATATTCGCGAATATCCGAATTTTTCAAAAAGACGAGATTTCGTGCGGTGATTACCATTTGCCGCATGAAAACAAAACGCTCCAATCGATATAGCGACGAAACCATAGAACAGGCACAGCGCCTGTATCTCAATGGATACGCGCCGAAAGAAATCGTCAAAGAACTTGGCATTAACAGTACCCGAACGATCTACTACTGGATTGAAAAGGGTGGCTGGGATGAAATGCAGTCGCAATTTAGCTTAGAGATGAGCTTAGAACGCCGCATCCATCTTCTTGTCGAGCGCGACATGAAAAAAGCTTCCGAACTGGATGAAATCGACCGACTGACTAACGTCTTGATCAAAAAGCAAGACGCGGACATGAAACTGCTAGAGCGCAAACAAGCGCTCACAGAAAGGCAGCAAGGGCTTGTTTCGCCTCGCTACGAAAAGACCAGTGACCACAGACAAAACGGTGGTCAGCAAAAAGGAAACGGTCGTAAAGCAAAAAATAACGACATTCCACCCGTTGACGACCCACGCTGGCAAGAGTGGATCAATGCCCTCTACAAATATCAAAAGATCCACTTTGATGCGCGTTATGAGCGGGAACGTTGGACGCTTAAATCTCGACAAATTGGCTTTACGTTTGAGGCCGCTGGCGAAGCATTGTATATCGCCCGTGAAACCGGAAAGAACCAAGTGTTCTTATCGGCTTCAAAAGCGCAATCGTTGGTATTCGCTTCTTACATGCGAAACCTGGCCATGCACTATTTCGGTATTACGTTAACTGGCACAGACAAATTCCGCCTTCCTAACGGTGCCGAACTGCGCTTTCTTGGCACGAACCGAAATACCGCACAAAGTTACTCCGCGGACTTATACGCCGATGAAGCAGGGTGGATACATAAGTTTGGTGGCATTTACGAAACCGCTGGCGCAATGGCAACCACCAAAGACAAACGCATCACCGTTTTTTCAACGCCATCCACACAGCAGCACGACTTTTACAAAATCTGGTCTGGTCAATGGTGGAAAGGCAACAACAAAGACCGCCAATTCGTTGAGTTCCCTAGCCTTGCCACATTAAGAAAACATCCTCAACAGTGTCCAGACAGACGCTGGCGCTTTGCCGTCACCATTTACGACGCTGTCGCCGGTGGCAACCCAAATTTAGACCTGGAAGATCTCAAAGAACGTAACGGCGGAGACGCCTTCAAGTACCTGTTTGAATGCGAGTTTATGGACGAGGCCGACAGCATTTTCAAATTATCGGACTTGAAAGGACTGGCCATCATTGCGGATGAAAAATGGAAAGACATTCATTTAAAAGACATTCGACCCGCTGGCGACCAACCCGTTGCGATTGGTTACGACCCCGCACGAACCAATGACTTTGCACGATGTTACGTCCTCACCATACCACAAACCGTCGTTGAGGCATTTCGCGTTATCGAAGGCTTTGAGTGGAAAGGTTTTAACTGGCAATGGCAAGCCAATCAAATTCAAAACCTGTGCGCTCGATATAACGTCCAGCACATCGGCATCGACTGCTCTGGTATCGGTAGTGGTGTGGCGGAAATGGTGAAAGCGTTTTTCCCACGGGCCATGTTGATCAACTACTCACAGCAAAGCAAAACCAATTTGGTGCTCAAAGTTATGGACTTGGTTTACGCCAAGCGCTTGCTGTGGAACGAAGAATTTCGATCTATTGCGCCGTCGTTCTTGGCTATCAAAAAGAAAATGACCGGACACGGCTCGATGACTTTTGCGGCTGACCGTTCAGAGCTGACCGGACACGCCGACGACTTTTTTGCCATTGCACACGCCGTGGCTTACGAAGATTTAAACGTCGCGAACAAACGACAATCCACCTACAGGTTTTTTAACTAATGGCTAATAAAAAACGTTTTCAAAAGAAGACCTTTGAAAAAGCAGACACTCCGCAACCGGAGTCGAGATATTTCACATTTGGAGGCACCGAACGCGTCAAAAATCCCTTTGAGCGTTCAACGGTTGAGTTTGATGAATCGACGGGCGTATACACGCCGCCAGTGGATCGTGACGCCATTTCAAAAGCGATGACGGGCAGTTCATACCACGGTGCGATTGTTGAAGCGCGTACACGCATTGTGTCGAGTTTTTATAACGAAACCTCAATGTCATTTGGCGACATGATGAACCTGTGTAAAGACCTTATTGGTTTTGGTGAAGCTTATATCCAAATCATCAAAAACCCATGGGGCAAACCGTTACGCTTGGCTCATGCACAAACCAAATACACCTATCGTGGCAAAAACAATCGCTTCTTTCATCGTGATATAGACGACAACTACCACCCATATCGCGTGGACGAAATCTACCAAATCAAACTCTACGACGTGGAACAAAACATCTATGGGCTACCTGATTACCTGTCTGGCCTGAGTGCCGCCATGTTATCGGAAGAATCAACAAAGTTTCGTCGGGCCTTTTTTCACAATGGTAATCATGTGGGTTTTATTCTCTACACCACTGACCCAAACATCACACCCGAAGCCGAAGCTGCGCTTGATAGTCAATTAAAAAATGCCAAAGGCGATAAAGCCTTTAGCTCGATGCACATCAACATCCCGAACGGGATCAAGGACGGCGTCCAGGTAATCAAAATCGGGGACATTGGCTCGAAAGATGACTTTAGTGCGCTCAAGAACGTCACCGCTCAAGAACAGCTCGTCGCTCACCGTTTCCCCGGTGAAATGGCGGGCATCTCTCCACCGGAAGGCGGCAACATGGGCGACCCAACCAAGTTCAAACAAACCTATTACGACAACGAAGTGGTGCCACTTCACAAACTCATTACCGACATCAACAAGATTTTACCAAGCGAATTACACCTAAAATTTGAGACACCGAACGATGACACAAACAGTAATCACTAACCACTTCAACGCTTACAAAGCGGATTGTGAAGCCAACAACAAACCAATCGTCATGGATGAGTTTGTGTTTGCTTATGTGCCAGGACTTGACCATACCGCCGACATTGACCCAAATGAAAACTTGCCGTCGAACGACCACATCGTTGGGCGTTTTCCTGTGACGCAAAAAGGCAAGATTAACCAAGACGCGGTGGTGTACTCGATCATTTTGGGCACGGATGTGGGTACATGGAAATTCAACTGGGTTGGATTGGTTAACCGCGAGCACAATTTCGCTGGTATCATCCAGCACACACGCGAGCAAGAGAAAACCCAAAATGACCCACTCAATGGTCAGCCTGGCGACAGCTTGGTTCGCAACCTCATTACGCCCTACAAGAACGCTGCAGCACTGACTCAAATCAACGTCGATGCGGAGGTTTGGCAAATCGACTTCACACAACGTCTAAAAGCCATGGACGAACGTTCACGCCAGGAAGCGCTGTGCCGTTATGAACACGCGTCCTTTATTGGCGATGGCTGGAAAGTGATAAACCACAATGGTGCTTTAGCTGCAATGGGCGGTCGTGGATTTGTTGGCGGCTTACTTTGTATTGCACCGCAAAACATAACCATTCCTACCCCTGGCGCAGGTTCTAATGTATATCTGACGGCTAAATTTGAAGGCCAGCTTAACGGCTCTCACCAAGTCGTCACCCGTATCGTGACCACAACAGAAACCTTGGACGACATTTCGATTGATGGCGACGTGACAACGTATCGCCAAAAGATTGCGGTGTTCAATTCACTGTCAGACATCGATGACACTCGACCAATTGAATGGCGTGAAAAGCACCTAGATACAAGCACGAACCCGCACCCGCAGTACGCACTAAAAACGGACTTAGACGAATCCACGGGGCAACTTCAACGTCCAGCAACAACCGACCGTCTAGGTTTAACTGAAATTGCGACACAGCAAGAAGTTGATCAAGATTTGCCAAGCGATAAAGTCGTCACGACGAGAACGCTTGGCAAGGCGGCGCTTATCCGCTCATTGCAAAACTTTGCTACAAACAAAGCCAACGAAGCCGTGGCCACTGTCATGGGCGGTATTACCAAACCTGAGCTCGATTCCATCCGTGAATTGGGTTTAGCGCTAGAACAATCTGGTGACGCTATCCGTGGTTTGTTTACTCAAATCGCGACCAAACTGAATATCTCAACGTTTGAAACGTTCCAAACCGCTTATAACCAGTTTAAAGCGCAAACCCTGAGTCGACTGTCGGAAATTGAATCCGACCTGCCACTCAAAGTGGCCGTGACCACATTCAACGATTACAAAACATGGGTACAGCAAGAGCTGAATAAAAAGTGGGTGGCCGTAAGTGCAACACTCTCGAGAGCTGGCATTGTTCAATTGCTTGATTCCGTGACGTCGACCAGTACCGCTCATGCCGCCACTCCGAACTCTGTACGACAAGCCAACGCACTGGCACAAAAAGCGCTCGATAAAGCCAATAGCATTTCAACAGCGGTGCCTGATTTTTGTATGAGTTCCTCAAAACTGCTCGACTTGGGCGGGGTAAGTTCGATTACTGAATCCAAGTTTAAACTCGATGTAAGAAGCTACAGCGACCCCATGATTGCATCAGTGTTTACTAATGAAGGCAATGGCGTGTCTAACTTCAGAATACTAGAAGCAGGCAGATACATGATCACCGTCACGGGATACATACAAAAAAAACAAGGTGAACAAAAATTCGGGTTTGTTCGAATCGCTAACGTAGGTGGTCCATACCTGGAACAAACCAAAGTCTATGTAACGACCACGCAACCAAACGCGGTATCACTTTCGTGGGGCGGCCAACTTTCCGCTAATACTGATTTAGAAATACAACTATCGCTTATTACATCAACCGATATTCCAGAATCAGACATGGCAACTCAATTAAGAATCACCGTGATTAAGCTTGGATAGATTTGGAACCATGAATACTATTTCTTTACCTGCGTCTTTATCCCGTCGTATCGATGCGGCACTTTCTACCATTGATGCACAACAACGTCGTATAGATGAACAACTAGACAATTTAAACGAACAAACGAACAAACAAACGAACGAACAACGTGCCCAATCAGGGCGCGTTATCAGTAAGCAACTTTGTTTGCACCCGTTTAAATTCAACGTTGGCACTAACCACACGCTCTCAGCACAAAGTGCGGTGCAACTTGCTGGACAACACATCATCACAACACCAGAACTTGGGACGCTAAACGCGGGCGTTGCTATCGTGGTTACTGGCGCCGACCTTAGCCAGTTTTCGCAAAACGTGGCTAACATTGCCAATACATTAGCATTTCCAGCACTGACTCAAGCCAGCGCATTGATCACACAACACGCCTTGCTTCCGATTAATAAGATGCAAATCCCAATGAGTAAGATGGGCCCATACTGGCAAGACTGCTATGTGCGTTATTTTGAGCCGTTTTTCTCTGTAAGTGCGATTGCTGACTCACTCAAGCAATCAGAAAACATTGACGCAAAAGAGCGACTGCGCACCGTCGCCGAACTTGCCAAAAAAGGACTCACTAAAAAGAAAGAAGCACTCGAAAAAATCAAACAGCAATTTCATGGCCAATGCTACGCACTCAAATTAGCCGGTGCGCCATTGTCGATAAAAAAACAGCTCGATGAATGGGTAACGGACGGCCAGCCATACGCACTGGCATTAATTATTCTGTCGAACGATGCGAACGAGTTAAGCCTGATTTACGAGGCGCTTTCATTATGACGTTACAACTTAACCAGCAAGCCATACCAGGCCAAGAAATCAAGGTCACGATAAAAGTGAACTACGGTGACACCGACCTAAGCGGTCAAGGTGATAGCACAGATACCGCCGAAACCGGTATCAAAGCAAAAACACTGCTCTGCTCACTCGTCGTTCCTTTCGACCAACCACAATGGTTAACCACCATTTCAACGCTTGGAGAAAACACCGATAAAGAAACCGGACGTCGAATTATCTACCGCATAGGTCACGACGCGGCTAATGCGATCAAGTTTTATGAGGGGAAATTTTCCGGTGAAATGAACATCACCGAGCTTGAAGATACTCAAGGGTGGCAAGTCTCGTTTACATTACGCGAGCACTTATCTGTCCCAGAGCGAAAAGCGCAGCGCGAAGTCATCGCCCCTGCAGCGCAGCAAGGGGGCGACACTGGCGTCACGGCCACCGGAGACGACCAAATACCGCCCAACACACAACTGAGTAACATCGAACGGATCCTTGCTTATACCGATGAAAAGTTAGGTGGATTGATGGGGAGTGACACCGTTGAAGTTTAGCGAACGCTTATATATAGGACATCCAGAGGCCGAACTCGTTTCGGCTTCTTGCTTGCTCAGTTACCAAACACCAGGCAGTGCCAACATCATCACAAAGACGAAGCCGACCATTGGTTCAATACTGGCTTATGAGTGTGGATACAACAACAAACTGACGCGTTATTTCACGGGCTATATCGAATCATTTCGAGAAATCAACGACAACCAATATTCGATATTTGCCAGAGAGTTATCTGGCCTATTGAGAAAGCCGCTACCAATGACGATGCAGCACGTCACGCTGCCTATGGTACTTGAACACATTACCTCGATAACTGGCTTGCAATTTACCGTGCCAGAGCGTGATTACTCGACCAAGGTTGCGCCTTACGTGATCAACTACAGCACAGGTTACGCTTTGCTCGACCAACTTGGTAACGTGTTCGACATCGAGCGTTACACCTGGCAGCAACTTGGTAACGGCCATATATTTGTGGGCTCTTGGTATGACTCTGCGTGGTCACAAACCAACATACCGCTTCCAACAACGATGTTCGAAGATCTCATGTTAAACCGCGCCACCATTCCACTATTCCCAAAACTGCGCCCTGGCGTAAGTTTGAATGGCCAGCGAGTTCGAAGCATTACAACAAACAGCAGTAAGATGGTGATTGAATGGATGACCAAATAGCCAAAATCATTAAAAAGCACTATCCAGAAATCAGCAATGGCTGGCACGTTCCTGTTTGGGGCGTGATTACCAGCATTAACGAAACCCCGACCGACGGTGTGCTATCGGATGAGTTTCGCCCGTACTACGCGGCAAACATCAAGGTCATGACCAAGAAAGGCAAGGACAGCGGGATTGAAATGCCAAACGTGGCCATCACGTCGTCCTTTTCAGAAAGTGGCGGCGTTCTTCAATTACCAAAACCAGGCGCCGTCGTTAGTGTGCAGTTTTTATGGGGACTACCAAATAAGCCATATATAGACAAAGTGCTGCCGTTTGGAGTGGCACTACCGGAAACAAAAACCGATGAACTTACGCTGCAGTCAAAACGCGGCGTAAAGGTACATTTAACGCAAACAGGCGACATTGAAGTGGCCACCGATGCGGCGATTATCAGCAATAGCGCCGAACGCCACACGACGACAGTTAATGATCATATTGAACGTGAAAACGTCACGAGTGTGACGCAGGGAAACGTCACTGAAACGGTCGGCAACGTTTACCAGCTCGCAGCAATTGGGGCCATGTATTTGCTCACCACTGGCAATGCGGAATTTTCAGCGCTTGGAAAAATGACGCTAACCAGTGTTGGGGACTTGGTTGAAGATGTGTATAGCGACCGTCTATCAACGATAAAAGGCAAACTCGATATGCGAGTAAAGGAAGGAACGGTGCGCATTGGCAATGAGAAAGTCGATATTACCAACACGCTTTATGAACTGATTGACATAGTAAGCCAAATGGCGACCACGCTGGCCACACATACTCATACTGCGCCACACGGCCCAACAACCGCACCAATAGAAGGTGGGCAGCTTTCTGGCCATAGTTCCCAATCCGAAGCCTTAGCCACAAAATTGAAGCCTATTGTCAGTTAGTGACGCGCAAAAAAAATGCCACTAATGAGTGGCATTTTCTACACATAAATGTTTTATATCAACTTATTCGCTTTCAAAGCGGTATTACGCGATGGTAAGCGTAAAGTGCTTACCCATTGCCGCCATTGCAGCATGTAATGTGTCAATTTTTGTGGTGTGATCCAAACTTATAATTCTTTGAATTTCCTGTTTTCTTGTTCCCATTTGTCGAGCCAAGTCAGCTTGTGAAATTCGTTGCTCTAGCATCGTGTTCAAAGTTAAGACTTTCGCCCAAACCGACAATGGAACTTCTGTGCATTCCAAGCCTTCGTATTCTTTTGGCATTGGTATTGCGCGTTGATCTTCAAAGTAAAATTCAAACGCCGTAACAAGTGCGTTAATAGCTTCCTGTTTGGCTTCTTCGATAGTGTCGCCACTTGTTATTGCTTCCGGTATATCAGGAAACGAAACAACGAACTCACCATCTTCATGTTGGATTTTTGTTGCATAAAACATGGTGTTCTCCTTCTAGTTGGAACTCGGCTTTAGCAATCGCTACCTTTAGAAGAGAATGGTCTTTTTTGCATTAGAACTCCTTATTAAATAAATATTACTGTTTTCGATACGCACATAAGGTCTTCTGTGCTAATCACTCTTCGTAAAGAAGAGTGATTAGACTTAGAGGCCTAGTTGTTTCTTGATTCGCTTTTCAAGCCCCTTTCCAAGCTCTTTACTAGGATGGCGAGGAAAGGTTGACTGATTACCGCGGTAGTAGAGCTTCATGTGCTTTGAGCCCTGTTTAACTTCTACCCCTTGCGATTCGAGCCACTTCAAGAATTCAGATTGTTTCATCTTCAATTCCTTCGTTTGTATCGATACAAGCATAGTAAACAAAAATGATTACACTGTCAACAAAAATGTTTACTTTTATTCAGTGATTTTTCTTGTGCAAGTTACAGCATCGGTATGCTTTTGGTTTTTATAAGAAAATCATCGCCAACTAAATAGGGTCTGTGGTATCCCTTTTCCTTATTCTCTACTTGATCACTATCAACAACCATAATGCATTTTTCGATTAGAAATTCCCCTCGCCCACATAAAACATCAGCATCAGCGTGGTAAGTACAATCTATTATCGTTCCATCAGTAAGGGTCAACCAAACATGAGCTTTAATTGGTTTCAACATATCAGGCTGTGCCAATTCCTGAAGAATGCTTTCATACGACATTTCACAATAGGTGTAATTATCTCTATAGAAATCACCTATAGTTATATAGCTATTTACGCCTAGAACCTCTTTCAACATCTCTCGTATATAGGTATGCACGAATGCACATTGCTGAGCTATTGTTGATGATGTTGTAAAGCCAATATCGTATAAACTCCACACACAAGCTTGAAATATTTCGTTTTTTTCTTCATAGCTTAAAGGCTCTCGAAAAGGGTATTGGCTATCTGTAAGTGTTAGACCTAATTCTTTTGTTTTATTTATTGCTGTTTCAAATCGACTCTTGTAATTCAATTATTTATCCATCGTGGTGATGTAGTTTCTTTACTATTACGTTCTATTTAACAGAATGTACGTAATGCGAAACTAGAAACGCAATACGGTAAATAGATTATTGCTCACACTCCTTTAGGTAGTTCTTAATGGCTTGTCGTCCAACGAAGGCGGCAATCACTTCTTGCTGGTTGGGACGGAAGTAGTTGCGTTCGATAAGGCTAACCAACATATCGAGTTCTTCGTTAGTAGCGCTTTGGTTTAAGGTGTGGTTGATGCTACAATTTACTTGCATCTTAATTCTCCTTTGGGTTAGGTGCTCCCTTGGCGTTCGTCGGGAAACCTACGCCAAGGGATTACAAAAGATAGCTAGCTATCTTTTGTAATGTTCATATAAACACTCTTCAATTCTTCTAAACCCTCTTTTTCAATAAGGGCTAATAATGCTCTTTCGAGGGTTTCTTGATCACTATTAGTTTTTATGGCTTCGGTTACATCAAGCAACAACTCAGGCATCCCAATACGCATTTTTATGTTTTTTTGAATAACATAAGGACTTCGCTTCCTTACTTTTTTTTTGTTATCTCCACGGCTAGAAAAGCTACTTTGTTGTGCCACAGCCATAACAACATCAATATCATGTGCTGTTGGTTTAGGCTTGCTGGAAACGTTCGCAAGTTCTTCAATATCAATAGAATCTTCACTAAAAGATTTCGTCTCACGCATTACTTTTGCCTCACTTCATCATGTTTTCTTTAAGCTTCTTTTTTACTTCTTCGGCAAAAACTTCAACGTTCAATGCTGCCTTATCAACCCCAGCAACATCTTTTCTATCTAAGTTATGTACAATCCCGCCATATGTCCTAATAGCCTTAAATGCAGCCCGCTCTATCAAAGAAACATTAAATACATCTACACCATTAGCTTCCATATCACTTAATATAGCCTTGTGCATTTTTGTGTAAAAGGCGGCATTTGTACGGGTAATCATCACTGCGTGTGGGATCGTTCTCCTTAGAGCTTTCTCTTGTCGCCTAACTAACTTGACTGTTTTTATTAACTCATCTTCATCATCTTCTGAAGGTTGAGTCATTAAAATTACTAAGTCTGCACGGCTAATTGCGTGTGCTACAGTCATACTTGCAACACCTTCCAAGTCAACTAAAACAAAAGCGCTGTTTTCTTGTGCAGCATCTATATCTTCTAAGATACTTTCTTCATTAGACTTTTGAATAAGTTTGATATTAGGAAGAGTTCCCTCCATTAAAGCCCACTTCGCCGCATGTTGGTTTGGGTCGGCATCGATAAGAGTAACACCGATGTTTTTAGGCAAACCTTGTCTGGCAAACTCTCCAGTTAACAATCTACAAGCAGTTGTTTTTCCTGCTCCACCTTTACTAGAAGCAAATACAATAACTGGCATAAAACCTCCAAATAGTTAGCTAGCTATACAACTTATTATATAGCTAGCTAACTATTATGACAACAGGTAGCTAGCTATATTGCTGCGAGTATAGCTAGCTACCTATCTAGTGGGATTTATTTAAAGTTGAATTAAAAAAGTATGGTACGATGAAAACAAATTTATACCGATCGGCGCAAATGAAAACTCCTACTTCAATCCATGACGGTCTGTTTAAGTCGTTCCTGACCGTGCCTGAAACCGCAAAGGATTTCTTAAACATCCATTTGCCAACGCACATCAAACAAATCTGTGATCTCGATACGCTCCAGCTTCAATCAGGTTCATTCTTGGAAGATGAGCTAATCCCATATTATTCAGACGTACTTTACTCAATGAAGACAGAAAATGGGGTAGGATATGTGTACGCTTTGATCGAGCACCAAAGTAGCCCAGATAAACATATGGGCTTTCGGATGATGAAATATGCCATTGCCGCAATGAAGCAACACTTAGACGCAGGTAATGAAACGTTACCTTTGGTTGTGCCGTTGCTGTTTTATCACGGCAAAACGAGCCCTTATCCATACAGTACAAATTGGTTGAATGAATTTGAAAATCCAGAAATAGCGAAAGCGCTATATAGTCAGGATTTTCCCTTGGTGGATGTGACCGTGATGCCGGATGATGAAATCATTCAGCACAAACGAGTTGCGTTGTTAGAGCTGGTCCAAAAGCACGTCCGACAAAGAGACCTGTTGGATTTTACAGACACACTGGTTACACTGTTATTAGAGCGTTTAATAACAACGAATCAATTAGACAGTTTAGTCGAATATTTGCTAAGAGTAGGGGAGACATCAAATCTAGAAGATTTGATGCGAACATTAGCTC